TCGGCCTTTTTTATTTGTCTTAGTCTAAGCAATCCCAATAACGGCGGGCCTTCCGCTCTCAATGTCGTTCGTAATAGTCCGTCTTCGTCCATATTTATTTGTGTACAGCTAGATGTTCTAATGTAGTATCTAATGTACATACGACGTACGGCAATCCAAAAATAGCAGAATTTTTTCGGATTTTTTGTCACATTAGGACTTTGGAAGCCCCGCCGATATTGAACTCAGAGGGATTCGTGCAAAATTGCAGGTTGTAAAGGTCGTAAAACTCAAAGACGGCAGCTTGGCCAAATACTTCATTCTGCGGGAATCAACCATCAATCGGATATTTACACTGGGACGCTATCCGCAGATGTCGCTCGCAGATGCCTTTAAAAAGGCCGCTGAGTGGAAAGTAAAGATCAAGCAGGGTATCGACCCGTCCGAAGAAGAAAAAACGCTCAAGGCTTCATTACGGAAGAAATCAACGTCCGGGGATGATCGTTTAACCTTCGAGCAGCTGGTCTACAGGTGGATTGAATTCAATGAAGCTCGAGGTCGCTGGAATAATCCGAGCAAACCGAAGAAAGAAGTGTGGCAGGGCTTTTTTAGAAATCACATTCCTGATTCGATCCGGATGTGTCCGGTGGAGGAATTGAAGCCCGAGATGTTTGCGGCCGCTCTGGGCGAGAAGTGGCGGACGATGATTGATACTCCGGAAAGAATTTTGTCTGACGCTCGCCAGGCGATTGACTGGGCAATCCGCTCGGAGTTCGTCCCTCCTATGCTGAATCCCGCACAGGTCAAAGATGGGAAGTTGGGAGACCTGCTGCCATTGGTGAGAGCTGAAGGCGGCCATGAACCGGCGCTCCCTCCGAAAAGAATGCCGCTTTTCTTTGCCGAGCTTATGAAACTTGTCCCGGTTAGCCAGACAGCTCGGTGCTTGGCCTTTGCGATTCTTACTGCCGCCCGGAACTCAACAGCTCGGGAGGCGACCTGGGGAGAGATTAAAGAGACAGAAGGGCAGTGGTTCCATGTCATCCCCAGAGAGAGAATGAAGGTCAAAGGCGAGAAAATACCTTTTGATCGTAAGACACCGCTCAGTCCTCAGGCAATGGAATTATTAAAAACAGCTCCTCGTATCGGAATGAGTGAGGACGCTTTTATTTTCCCGAATATCAACAAGGGAAAGAACTCTCCGTTTACAAGAGATTCGGTCAGCGCCTTGATTAAGCGCATGCACGACAAGCAGAAAAAAATAGATGGGATTGGCTGGATTGATCCGGATCAAATGCATTTGAAAACCGGTAAGCCGAGGATTGTCACTTTGCACGGCTGCGCTCGGGCAACTTTTAATACCTGGGCTAAAGATGCGTCCGGATATGGCCATCCGGCATTTGCAAAGGACTTGAGAGAAAGCTGTCTCGACCATCGCAATGAATCGTATCAATGCGCCTATGACCGAGAGCAGGCTTTAGGGGATATGAGAGAAGTTTTTGATGCCTGGGGAGCGTTCTGCTTCAGCCAGATCAAATAAAAAAATAATGGGGCGGAATTCCGCCCCGAGTGGTTTCATTTATACCGTCGCCTCCTTTTCGCTTCCTAGCGTTTTCGACCAAGCGACAACGTCCACACGCCGCCACCTAGAGCATCTTGTAGTGAGCCTAATCGGTTCCGGGAATCTTCCTACTTTAACCAGCGCCCACACTGTAGAGACTCCGATATTCAATAATTCCGCGACCTGTTTCACGTCAAGGAGGAGCACGCCGAGATCGCTGCTATCCGATTTACGTTTTCTCATTTTTTCATTCCTCCTTCAATTCTTCCAATTTCTCGATGCAGCTTGTCCATACAGATCTTGTCGAACTCCTTCTTGTCCTCAGAAGAGATCAACATCTGAAACTGCTCAAGCATGATGTGGACATCGGCGCATTCTTCAATAACGTGGTGCCAGTGTTCCGGTGAGGGCTCGTCAAAATAGTTGACAAACGCCTCCTGCAATTCATCGACTTCTTCCGGCAATTTTTCGTATACCTGATGGTCATAGCCGTAGTGATCCATAATCATGAGCAGGTATGAGTAAAACTCAACAGCTTTGTTCAGTGTCATTCTCAGCCTCCTCGGTATCCAGCTTCATGAATTGGTCAAAGATGTTTTGCTTGAGCGCTTTTGCCGGAACAACGTCAGAGTTGTCACGCACGTTCAGCGCTTGAGCCTTGTCCAAAAATAAATTGAGGAGGCGCATAACTAGCATGGCCTCCTCGCGGGTGAGTTCGATTTTGTCCATGTTTATTCATCCTTAAAGAAAACTAAAAAGAAACGGTTTGTTCCGGCTTTGTTTGCTGCCGGCTTTTTATCGCCAAAGACTGGCTGCCGTTCGAGTACATAAAGCAGTTCGGCTAGGCTTACATCTTTATCAGCCCACTTAAAAATTAGGGTGCCGTGAGGTCGGAGAACGCGCCACGCCTCGTTGAAAATCCGTTTCATATCCTCGTGCCAGGCCTTTTCTAAATAGCCATAACTTTTGGCCATGTCCGACGTTTTGCCGCAGTTGATTAAATGAGGCGGGTCGAGGATCACGAGATAGAAGGTGTTGTCAGGAAAATCTAATTTCCTTGCGTCCATGAGTTGGTCAGGGTGAATCTCCAGCTTTTTGTATTGCCGCGTCCAATGAGTTTCATCCCTAATGTCTCCGAACAGAACGGACTTATTGTCCTTGTCGAAATAGAACATTCTTGAGCCGCACATCGGATCGAGTATCGGTTTCATAATGACTTCTCCATAAAAAACAAAAACGCACTGATTTCTCAATGCGCTTTTGTTTGGCACCTTTAAGAAATAAGGTGCCGAATAAGGTTTATTACTGTTTTTGTTCCGAAGCTGGCGCCGGCTCTAGTTCTATGTCGTGCTGTTTTAAAACCTTCCTTAAATACTCGTTTTCTTCGGTTAGAGCATTAGCCGTTGACACTAGTAATCGGTTTTGTTTGGTCAGCTTGTCATTGTTCTGGCGTATTTCCTCATTTTGCTGGCAGATTGATTTAATCGTCTCAGCTGAGTTCAAAGACCCTTTTGAGATTTCACCAACTAACTCACTTAATCGTTGATTGGAATCATTAATCACTTCGATCTGTTTCATGTTGACTTTGAAACTTCGATGGCTGCTAATGGAATCGTTAATTTGAGAGTAGAAAATTAAACACATTGCAGCCAGAATTATCCCGATAATCCAGTATTCATTTTTCATGATTGAAAACCTAAAAAATCGACACGTTTTTTTGGATGTGTCGATGGTGTAAAGATAACTACTTAATTAACTTGATTTTTCTTCAGCTCGATCTATAGCTATGTCGATAGCTTTTTTAATCGTTTCCCAAGCGCTGATGTCTATTCCGATTTCAGTAATTTTTTCACGCTGTAGGCCGTTAAAGTTGAGAATTACTTGATTCTTTTTAATGCCTATACCGAGGTCGGCGATGGCAGCACTTCCTTGGCTTTTTCCGAAAACGTCATAGTTTATGACGTAGGCGAAGAAGTTTATTTTTGGGAATTTGTTCACCATTCTTGCTCCTTTATATGCATGCCTTCATTGCTGCGTATGTTTCTGTTGTCCTAACTGACTTTGGCATGACACATGCAATAACCCGTTCACCGGACCCTGCAGAAAAAGTAGCCTTTAATGGTGTGCCTTTTTTATTTGGTCTATGAAAAATCGGACAGACCTCAAACGCGGCTTCTAATTCTTCAATAATTTTTATACATTTTGATTGGTAGAACCCGAACTGTCCCGGTTTTTTAAGGCTTTCATTCGGTGGAATTACTTTTGAGTAGTCCGGATAGGTTCCTTGCAGGGGTGTAAAAGGAAATGAAAAATCATCCACAGATATTTCCGTGTTGGAAAATCTTATTGTGTTTCTAGTCTTAGTTTTTGCGACTTGTTCAACGACATTGCGAGGAATTAACACACTTCCTGTGCCATTCAAACCATGTGCACATTTAACGGCTATGATCATAAAAGCATTGCAAGCAACTACCTCACTTTTATCAAAATCAACGAAAAGGCAGTTGAGTTTGTAAGGAATATCGTTTTTGGGCATTGCTGAGAGAAGAACTTTCAGTTGTCGTTTATTCATTGAATAACCTTTTATTTAAAAATTACGCGGGTGGCCTTAAAACAACCATAGATTGTCACTTCGTTTCTTTCGGTTGAAAGGGTTCAGGTAACTTTCTAAAAGCGATAACTTTAGAAAGTTTGGGCGCGTTCCAAAAATCTCCGACGCTGAAAGAGCTAAATTCCTGGCGTACATATTCAATAACTTTAATTTCACCAGACTCGAACTGAACTAGCCAATGGCAATACGCAGGAGGTTTTATTTGAGGGAAAGGGTTCCAGTCGTCTGGGTCGTATTCTTTAATTTCAGCGATTTCTCCTTTAGAAATCGTAGTAGAACTATGATCTAAATCGAAACAAATGTATGACGTTGTATTCGTCATTTGCCTGTTTACTTGATCTTCTACGTATTCCTCTCCGTAAATAACATTTAACGCTTGTTCAAGCGATTTATCTTTGAATCGATATTGGTACTTCATGCTTTTTTCTCCATCGGAAAGTAAGGCTCAGGCAATTTACAAAAAGCAATAACATCGTTCTTAAAAGCCCATTTGCCGAATTCAAATCTCCCAAAATCAAGAAATCTAACCGTCACGCCCGTGTCTGTTTTCATTAGCCGCGTTACTAAGTAGTTTCCGTTTTCTAGAGGTCTCTCCTCTGGGAAAGGTTGCCAAACGTCTAGCATGTTTCTGGGAAATTCTTCGAAATAACTTTTGTCTATCCGAAAGCTGTAAGCATCATCTTCGAATTCAAAAAATATGTGGTCGGAAGAATCTGCCATCTCATTTCTGCATACCACGTCAATGCCTTCATCTGAGATGAACTGATTCATCTTGCGTTTTAACTCAGGGTCTTTGATCTTCCACATCGTTTTTCTCCTACACACAGCCACCACAGCAGCCGTGAGGTACATTCTCGTTAATCATTTTGATGAGCTCGGTTTTGTGCTCCAGTAGCTCTGGATTCTTTTTTAATAGAGGTCCCGAGACATCCGTCCATGGACCCTCTTCAACATGCTCACTCCAGTGATCATCAAACCAAACATCACCGCCAGAGATCATGTCTACATAGCCTGCATATTGTTTGCCGTCTGCCTTAAATGTCAGCTTCCCCGCACACAGGTTTGGAAAGCAGCCGCTGTAATCGATGAATTCGAACTGCATATTGGCCTCAAAAGAGAAGCCCCGCTCTCGCAGGGCTCCTGGTTACTTATTTATTGTCTCCACCGGAGCGTCCTGAGATGTTCCAACGACCTCGCCATCTTCGATGTCTTTGAAATCCTCGACGCTGACGGCATTGATGTCGATTACGTCGTTCGGGTCGATCTTTTCCCCGGCTTCCCGCTTAGCATCGACATTGGCAACTTGGAGGGCTTCAATTGAAACAGGCAAATATTTAAAGAGGCGTCTGATCACGGTCTTTTTGGCCATCTCTTCAAAGTAGTTGTTCCAGATGTTTTTGGACTTCGCTTTTGCTTTGACGGCTTCAACTTCAGCTCGGCTCATTACTTCGAACTGATAGCCGCCACCGCGCAGAGTTGCGACTGCGTAGACGAAAGTGATGGGCTTTTTAACGCGGTCAGCTTCACAGCTCGGTACGTGATGAATGTCCGGATGTAAACCAAGCTGATAATTAAATTCGTCTCCTTCGCGAACGGCATAAGCATTCAGAGAAAGAACTTGGCCGGAGCGGCGGGCCAAATCAATCATGCCGCGGTAGCCAAGAATTAACTGGCACTGGTTACCATAGGGAACGAGATAGGCTTGGCCCAGAGCTGAGCCGGGCTCAAGTCCCAACTGAGCAGACTGCATGACCGCTCCCAAGAAGGAAGCCGGAGTCGTGTTGAGAAGGGCCGGAGTTTTCCGGACTTCGGTCGCGGCGATTCTAGCCATGCGATCAGCGCTCAAGTGTTTCGGAACCGCTAGCGCTAATTGTTTCTTGAACTGGTCGGAAAGAACTTGCTGCACGATAACAGGGGCTTTCGTTTTGGGTTTTGCTACTGGAGCAGAGGGAGCGCCGACAGCGGCGGCGAGTTGGTCAGATGTAGACATACTATTTGGCCTATAAAAAAGCCCCTCGAATTGAGGGGCGGTGTTTATGAATATAAAAATAAAGCCCTCCGTGGAGGGCGAGAAATTAGTGGATTTGCTTAATAGGGTCGTTTTCCCATCTATCTGCTAGATGTTCTAAGTCTTGATATAACGTTTTTATCTGGGTCTGTTTTCTTAACTCGTAGACGAAGCCGGAAGCTGCCTCCCATGTTTTTAAAACAGAATGACAGCAAAGTTGCTTGTAGAGTTCTTCATCAAAAACTCCGATTCGGATTCCGACCGCAATAAACTCTAATTGGTTAAGAACGGATAGAATGGCGTCCTTTTTCGCACTATCTGGAGAATTTATTTCGTTGGCGAGGCAAGAAGAGTTGTCGCTTTTCAACGCTCTGACTATTTTCGAATCTTTTATGTAATTTGGATCGCTCTTTTGGGCTATTAAGAGATCAATAATCGCTCTTTTTCTGGCTTGTTCCTCTGCTTTTTCGATTGCTTTAACTGAGGATTCTTTGTCGGTTTTCTGTTTGCTGACTGCGACAATTACGGTAATAGCCGAACAAACCACAGTAAGAAACATAAAAACGGATTGAATAACTGGTATCCAATCCGTCCATCTGAGTAATTCAGGATCAGGGTTCATTAACCGTCCCAACCTTCTCTATATTTCATAGTTAGCTCCTTGATAAAGACATTCTATTGCACAGAATCGACTTTAAGAATAAGTGCAAATACTGTTTTCGTTGTGTAAGTGACCTCAAAGTGGTACCTAGTAGTATCAATCTTATTGAAAGATGCTTAAGGCTCCTTTAAGGATTCATTTATTTACAAACAAAAGCAAAAGAATGCAACATCAAGCGCAGACGCGCATTACACGAGTTGAGGATTCCTTGAGGTAGTCGTAGTAGTCATCCAGATGGTCTTCCCGGAAGGAATCCGAATCGAAACGTTTTGAGGTTTGAGTTTTGTAGGTGAGGACTTTCTTGCCATCGAGAGTGAGAATCTCGTTATCCTTCATGCTTATTGCAATTCTGGTTTTGAGCGCGTCCTGCTGCTTTTTAAGCTCCTTAATTTCACCAGCAATACGTGCATACTCACCATAATCAATAGCAAGCTCACCCTGAGCCTCCACAGCTTTTCCGTTACTTTTTCCATATAGCTGAAGTACGTCATCAATGTTGATTGGATCGGGCGGGATTTTCTTCAGAACGTTTTCGTTCCAGAAGCGGGAACACTTTTCTTTGATCACTTGAAACACGTCCGGACGAGCATCTACCCAGTACATCCGGAAATCAGATCCTCCGATTAGAACCGCGAGATACATTCCTTTGAGCTTCAGAATGCCGCAGTACCATTGAATCTGCGTTTCGTAGTAAAGCGGGATAACATGCTCTGTTCTGAGGTTGTTCTGTTTGATCTCGAGCTCTTGACTTGGACCCCAAAGGTCAGCGGTAAAAGCGTTCGCTGTTTTCGCCTCAAACGCTACATCCGTGTTGATGATGCGCTCAACACCCGTGATGTCGGCATACTTCTCAATTTCTTCAACTTTCAGTAGCGGCCGAACTTTTCCCGCAATCTCAGGATTGATGATTGCTCGGTCAATGTTTGCAATCGCCCAAGGAGTTTCGGGATCGGCAAACTGGTGAGAAACCTTCTGAACTCTCTTACCGGTGCGCAGCTGAAATTCTTTTGCGACCGTGTCTTCAAGCACCGTTCCCCAATACGCAGGCTCGGACATTCCCTTGTCCTCAGAGAGCCCGAGCTTGTCATTCCAAACGTCAAGCGGCGTCTTCCAAGGATTCAGACCGAGGACGGCAGCCACGTCGGAGCCGCCGATACCTGTACGGCGCCCCTTTAACCAAGCGGCTCTTTGTTCGTTAGTCATTTTTTCGGATTCCTATCAATAAAAAAATCTGTAAATAGTGCTGAAAAAGGGGTCTGCGGGAGGATTGGTGTTTTATCGTTTCGCAGGGCTAATTCTTCTTCGCGTCTTTTGCGATACCGTTCTTTGCTCTGCGCAACCCTCTTTTCTTTGTTTTTTGCGTAGTACTCGCGCTTCAGTTCTCGGTTGCGCTGTTTTTTACGCTCTGCGTCAGTAATTACTGCCATTCGTTTTCCTTCAAAAATTCGTCGAACAAAGGCTCGATCTCTGGATGTCTTTCATCCTCGCCCGCTTCCGCCAGTTCGTTGATGTGTTTATCGCAATAGCGCGGGATATATTTCTCAAAGAAATATTCAATTAAGCGCTCATATTCCTCCTGACGTTTCTCTTCCTGCCAGCTCAGTTGCCAGAGATCTCCGGGCCCGGGGCACGTGCGAGGTGTTACATGCATATTCCGAAACTCCGTTGAATGTCGTCTGCTGCTAATGCAACATAGGCGATAGTGAGAATGAGAGCCATGGCAACAAGGAGCAGGCAGTAGTTATCTCTGTCTGCATTTTTCGCAGTCAAAAGTTTTTTCAGCATGATTGCCTCCGATAGGCAAAAGGCTCCCCACCCGAGCTCCAAGGAGTTCAGTTTGTTTACCGCTCAGGCGGGGATTTAAGAAGAGAAGTTAAGAGTTACGAGAAACAAGTTGTCTCATTCGGCCGATGAACCACAGCGGCTCATGCCAAACATCGTAGAAGCGGGAAGCGTCAGGGCGTCCCTGCCTGTAAGCTTCTTTTGAAGCCCACTGAATTTGCGGCTTGAACAAGTCATCGAAGTAATAGATCAAAGACTTGATCGCCTCCAGCTCATTGTCAGTGATGTAATGCTTGCTGACGGGGACGGCAGGAATGGCCGGACACGGTGCAGGGTTAGAAGCGCTGATCGTGAGGCTTGGAAACTGGACGACGTATTTAGCGTGCACCTGTTTTACTTCTGGTGCCGGACTTTCCTCTTTCACATCCGGCACATTGAAATCCGAAACCTTCAGGCCGTCAACGAACGCCAGCGCAGTCTCAAAATCTCTTTGCAGCAGGCAGGTGTAGCGCGGAATACGGAAGCGTCTCTTGAGTGCTCGGTAAACAAAGCTGTAGTTCTTGTTTCCGAACAGGGCATGAGTTTTGCGCATCACACGGCTGGAGAGCTCGTATTGCTGCTCGTTCGAGATCAATGTGCTGTCCTGCTCCGCAAAACTTTGTTGCTTGCGCAGTTGCTCTTCCATTCTGTTGAAAGCATCCAGCCAAGCGAGCTTAAATTGAAGAGCCTTCTCACCAGTCCAACCCATGACTAACAGAGTGAATCCGTCTCGTGTCATTCGGTAAGCTTTAATTAACTTTGCCGGAGCGTTCTTCAGGTTGGAGGCAATCTGAACTTCCGAGGCTCCAAAAATGGAGGCTCGACAAGTGGGAAGTTTTTCTATGAGTTTCTCAATGTCACGAACAACGTGGAAATGATTCTTACCAAAGTACTTAGCGACATCGGTAGAAAGCGCAGTAACGTGGTTGTTAATAACAGAAACGATGGGCATTAAAGCCATACTTGCCTGAGTAGTCATTGACTATCTCCTTATCAACTATTTTGAATTCCGCCATTTTTGAGATGGCGCCCAAGCGCTCAAAACCTGTGATAAGTCAGGCGGGCATATTTCCGCGAGGGTCTTGTATTAGCCTCACGCTCGGGCATAAAAAACGCCGCTACTATCGGGGCGGATGTCTACCGCTTATCACAAGTGTTTTGAGCACTTGCGGTAAGTTTAGCGACTTTCATGGAGACTTGTAAAGACCTTAATTTTTAACATCTGGGTAGATGTCTTTATCTATCGCTTCTATCCCAAGGCCGGAGATGAAATCCGCTGCGTACTCTTTGAAGAGTGCCTTAGCTTCTCTTTGAGCTTCAGCAGTCTGGACAACGTGAGCCAGGTCAAGCGTTATCTCTTTCCTTCCAGCGAGCAGGGCAGATACAACAGCGCGTTCTGCATAAGCCAGCGCGTCAGTGAGGTAAATGGCGGAACCGCGTTCTTTCAGAAGATCGTCAACGACACAATTAAAGAGCTGCTTTTGCTCGTCCGGTAATAAGATCATTTTTTCTCTCCAATAAAACCATGTAAAAAAGACCACATTCAAAAGCTCCCCTAAGCGCAAAAATTGGAACTTAAAAATTGGTAAAGCCTGGGGAGCTTATGAAGATGGTCTGAACTTGTACGTTTTTTGAACAAGTTGAGCGTTAAAGGCAATAAAAAAGCCCGCCGAAGCGAGCTTTTGAACCATCAAGAAAAACTTAATAGTTGACTAATCTTTACTTGCAATGAGCAAGGCCGAAACAGTTGCGAGTGTAGTTATTCCGGCAATAAGGGGCGTCAGAATCCAAACGTTCATTTGCTACCAAGATGCTGAAGCACCAAAATCCCTGCAACACATGCAAGGCCGCCTAGAAAATAAAGAATCCAAGCAGTTGTCATTATTCATCCTCCTTCGTAAGAACAATAGATAGCGCAATGAAAATTAAGCCACCTAATAGTCCGGCCGTGTTGCTTTGGAATAGCCCAAGTGCCACACCTGCCACACCAAGCTTTTCGAGCGCATCGGTCAATCGCTTGATCTTGTTTCTGTACCTATTGATCTTTACAAGCATCTAAATTTCCTTTCCTGCATTTTAGTCGAATTTAGTTGGATTTAGTTTATCGATACCGCATTCGGGGAGTGCGGAAACCCCGTCTTTCCGGGGTGTCACCTCCGCGAGATAATTGATTTGCGAACTTTCAACTATCTCAATGGAGGATAAGATGTCAAAAATCTGTAATCTGTGGTTCAACGGAAAAGATGGTTCTGACTATTTATTCGAAGTCTTTCCAAGAGACCAAGCTTTCAATCCCGTATCAGCCGTTTATGCCTTCCTGACAGAACCAGATGGAACTGGAAAAGTTCTGTATATTGGACAGACAGAAAATTTAAAAACCCGCTTTTACGATCATCATAAGTGGGACGAAGCGATTTGTCGTGGCTTTAAGTACATTGCTGTTTATCAATGCTCTCTACTGATGCTTGATTATGTTGAGAGGAATCTGATTCAGGAATACGACCCGCCTTGTAACGAACAGCTTTGCCCATAATCGGGTAAAGGACACTTTCAAATGCTGACCACGCCGCTACGAGGGCGAATATCACTCGGCCTTCGTCAGCGGTTGTCGGCGATAAAACGAGCTTTCCATCAATGACTTCAACTTTCATTTGTTGTCTCCTTAAAAAACAAAAACGCCCTCCCTCTGAAAAAAGTGGTCTTCTACCATCCACTTGAGGCACAAGAAAGGCGCTTATGTTTATGAACTGCTTTTCTTGAACGGCCCTACTAGTGAATGATCGCTCTTACTTTGTCGAAAACCCTATCTAATTATTGTTATCTCGGTTTTCGTACAGGGAGCTGGTTGGATCACGCTAGGCCACACACGCACTTGGAAACTAACTTCTAGCCACGTGGCGATTTACTCGCAGACTTTAACTTGTGTCACTTTCGCATTCTCTCTGCCGCTGGATTTCTTTCGATTTCCATACTTAGGCGCAATTCACTTGCCGCCTGGTCGCTCCCTGGCTTTTCGGTTTACTCAGCTTTAGGAGCAGTGTTTCTTGATTACGAACCTGCAAGAAACATTTTAAAGAGCTACTTGTTCGTTACAAGTACAAACTGTAAACCAATTGAAAGAAAATTGCAAGCAAAAACTGTAGCTTTTCTTGCAATAAGGGAAAGTGATAGTAAAGATTTAGTTGTTCTTACCGTGCCAGCGCATAGCTCTCCTAAAGCCAGCGGCCTCAGCTTCTTTGACTGTTAAGGCTAGAAACTCTCCTTGCTTGTCGATCTTTACTTTGTCATATTGTTGGTCGAACGGCAGGTGGTAGATCTTCTCTCCAGAAGAAGAAATATTGCACTTGATCATAGGAAAGTCTTTCCGTAACTTGTAGTTTTCTTCGATCTCGATACCCAATTCTTTTGCGCATTCTTTGGCGAAGTCATCTAGCTTTGTTGTAGTAATAAAAACTCCTCTAACTACTTCTCTCGGGTGCTTTCGCTTATATTCAAAGATTGTTCCAAATAGTTGGAAAATATGCTTTTCAAAAATAGTTTTCTTTGCTGACCAGCACTTAGCTTGAACTATGAGAGTGTCTCCCATCCCTGCAAACTCTTTGCAAATTAAATCGCGTCCCCTATCTTTTTTCTTGTCTTGAATACCCGTGTATTCGACCAGATAATTTGCTTGCTCGTATTCCCAGCCGAGTTGCAGTTCAAACAATTTTCCTACGTAGCTCTGACTTGTGTGTTTTAAAAACCGATCGAGGGCAAGTTGGTTACGCTCTGATGTCGGAAGTTTTTTGTACTCCTCTGAAGACATGAATCTTCTTACTCTGTCTACTCCAGAATCATCAGTTAGGTCCATAGGTAAGAAACCGTTAGTTTCTTCCAAAATCTCCTGTTCGTACTCTTCCACAATTGGGAAGTATTCTTTAATGGTCTCCAGTTCGGACTTTAGAAGGACGTTCTCTTCGACAAGAGCTTTTTTCTCTCTCTTAATTCTGGCCACTTCGTTGGCAGCCGTTATTGCAGGTCTAGCCTTGTATCGTAAGCATTCTTCTAAAGCTTCATCCTGTGCTTCTTTATGCCTGGCAATTAACTTTGCAAGCCACTTGCGGCCTTCCAAAAAATCTTTCTTGAAGCAACTGTTTAATTTGAGAGTTCCCAACAATATGTTTTGGTTCCCCTTTATTTCTTTTTGAAGTTCGGCTCTCTGTGCTTCGATTTTTTTCAGAACTTCCTCATTGTCTTCCAGAATCTTTCTGTTTTTAAAGAGTACTTCATCATCTTCTTTTTTTAAGTTCGATATTCTGGAGAGCGAGTAAATCAACCAGACGCTATAAGCGAGCATTAGGATGAATAATACGAAACCTTCATTCATCAGAGCCTGCTTGCAGTCCACGCGAAGACAATTTTCCCAATAACCCGAACAGTATCAAGTTCGTCCTTTGGAATGTACATTTTTTCGTAATCCTTATTGTCGGAGATTACTATCAAGCCGCCGTCAATATTTCTCTGGATGCGTTTTACGAAAAGTTCTCCGCCGATGTTGAGGGCATAAATAGCATCACTGGTGATTTTCTCGATACCCGTATCCACCAAGAGGATGTCTCCATTCTCAAACGTGGGAACCATTGAATCCCCGCGGCCTGTAATGACTTCCAACTTATTGAACGATGAGCAGGATACATGCTGCCTCAGCCAGCTCTTGCGGATTGAAAGATGTTCGACCACTTGATCCTCGTCAGGATAGACAACATCCCCGGCACCCATTGAGGCGGTTGCATTGAATCTCGGTATTTTGATTATGTCGTCCGGATCAGAATCAACGGTTTCTTCTTTGACAACAGGGATAGGCTCCTGGCCAGTCAAACTCTCCAATGAAACACCTAAGACTTGAGCAATCGCGGTTAAGCGGTCAAGTTTTGGCGTAGCCGTTCCCTTTTCCCACTGTTGAACTGATTGTGGTCGAATTCCTAATCTTCTGGCCAATTCACTCTGATTCAATCCAGAACGCTTTCTTGCCTCTGCAATGTTCGAGGCTATCTGTTCCTTATTCATAAGAGGCTCCTTCCCCTTAATTCTACAAGGTTTACCTGTAGGCGGATATTTTTAAATAATACAGTCAATGCTTGTAATAATTAAGTATCACTTGTAGAATTGACTGTAGATTTTTAAAGAGGTTTTTAAATGAGCGCTAAAACTGCCTTAAAGAAGGCCATCAAGAAAGCTGGCGGCCAAAGTGCTTTGGCTAGGAAGCTCGGCATTAGCCAGCAATCCATACAGCAATGGGTCGTTGTACCGCTAAAACGAGTGAAGCAGGTTTCTGAAATCACCGGTGTCCCCCGTGAAGAGTTAGCTCCTGAGTTGTTCAAATAATGTTCCTACATCCTGAAAATCGGCGTGGTGACATCGTGGTCAAGTGCGCCGTTACAAAAGAGATGAAAGCAAAGCTCGACGCTGTTTGCATAGCCGAAAACTTGCATTCAAATGAGCTGCTTTTGTGTCTCCTTCAGGATTTCTTCCAACGTGAAGAATACAAAGTCAGTTTATGGACGCGGCTGGTAGCTGACAAGGAAAAAGAAAGTAATTCTGAAGTACCTCAGAGTTCCCGGATTAAGGGGGAACGACATGAGCTTTGACGCTATCAAGTGGGCTATAAACCAGGACATTGACGACCCAAAAGAGAAACTACTTCTGGTCGTTCTTTCTGACTTTCTTAACGACAAATCCAGGCAGTGCAATCCGTCTCGCGAAACTTTAATGCGAAAGGCATGTATCAAGAACAACAAGACACTTTCTTCCAAGTTGGACAGTCTTGCCTCAAGAGGTCTAATCGAAATTGTCAGGGGGAATGGTGTATCTAATCACTACCTAGTTCAGAACCGAACCACGTTCAGCACTGAACCTAGTTCAGCAGTGAACCACGTTCAGCAGTGCACCACCACCCAGTTCAGTACTGAACCTACCCCTAGTTCAGCAGTGAACCACGAACCTATTAATGAACCTATAAAGGAACCTATTAATAACTCTATAGAGAGCGCACCAAACTTTTCTTTGACTGCTCCAGAGAAGACAACTATTTCCAAAAAGGAAACAGTTGAGAAAAAACCAAAGCGCCCGAAGAAGGAAAAGGTGCCATGCCCGTATAACGAGGACGACCCAATTCCGGAAGAGTTTTTGAAGGTCGCTCAGAAGCACAATATTCAAGACCCACAGCAGTTGTTTTCAAAGATGGTCGCTTACTGCAAAGCCAATGGAAAACAGTACGCAGACTACAAAGCCGCATTCACAACGTGGTGTCTGAACGAATCCAAGTGGCAGCAGAAGCCGCCTAATCAAACCTCCAAGTCTTTCGCCTACGAACCTCCAGGCGGATTCACGGATGAGTTCTACATGAAGGGATGCAAATTTGATAAGAACGGGAATTTAATACTATGAACAATACGAAAGAACCTAGAACCCAAGGCGTTATCAATTCGATCTTGGGCGTGATGACCAAGCGGCAGAGAATCGTTAAATGTCCAGAACACGGTTATTACTTGGCTGATGAAATTTGGGTCGGAGAAGAGGTCAAGTCTCAAAGCCGTTGCCCACAGTGTGTAGAAAAATACCGTGAAGAATGGAAGGCCAAGGAGGAAGCATTCCGAAAGCAGCAGGAAGAGGACGAGATTAAACGCAGAATTGAGGCGGCCAGAATCTCTTACGACTATCGAACCAAGGATTTTTCCACCTTCAATCCTGCAAACGAAACTCAGCAAAAGGCGCTTGCACTTGCTAAACGTTTCGTGAAAGGTTTTGAAAAGGCGTGGCAGGGCGGATATGGCCTAATCTTTCTGGGCGCGTGCGGGACAGGAAAAACGCATCTTGCCTGCTCCATCATGATTGAGCTGATCCGCAAGCACAAAGGATTTTTTCCGAAGTACTACCGAGCGGCAGAGATTTTCTCAGGCGTAAGGGATACGTACCGCAACGGCTCAAGCTCGTCTGAAGAAGAAGCGATTAATTTCTTCTCATACATTCCGCTCCTAGTGATTGATGAAATCGGTGTCCAAAAAGGCTCGGACGCTGAACGCCGGATTTTGTTCTCGATTCTTGAGAACCGAATGACCGACAAATATCCCACGATCCTAATCAGCAACTTAAACGCAGAAACCCTATCTGATCTCATTGGGGAGCGCCTGTACGACCGAATCAAAGCAAAGTGTGTGCCGGCTCTTTTCATGGGCGAATCAATGCGTAAACAGGCTACTGCTGATCTTTTCGATTGAGGTGCGTCATGTCTGATTCAGCCTGGATACTCTTAATGATCTTGCTGGCGCCGGTCGTGTTTATCAACCTGGTTCTCTTCGGGTTACTCGTGAGAGTGGCTTTCCAGTTCAGCCAGGAGAAGAAAAATGAATAACGGGTTTCTTTGTGTTTTTTTTGTACTTAATCGGCGGTTCCTTTGTTGGTGCTTTTTTGACAGGTAATGGCATGCGTTTTGATGGTCTCAGATTTTTCACTCTCCTAGGTTTTTCGGGAGGCGTTCTCAGTCTTCTTGACTTTTCCTGGTTTGCTCACTCGGGATCGAATCTCGATTACAGCCTGACATTACTGGCAATAGTTGTTGCTCTGGATTTTATTTTCGCTTTCGGGAGGAAGTCTGAATGAGCGGGTGCTGCCTGTACTGCAAGTTCGCCGAGAGCTACTGGATCGATCCAGCAGGAAACATTCGGCGCCCGCCTAAGTCTTCTTTCGGAGACATGAACATCTTCTGCCACCAACCCGAGAAGGGGGCGGGCATCGAATGCTACCCAATCTCATTCACAAGGTGTTCCGTTTTTGAACGTGACACAGACGAGCGTATTGAACGCAGGAGAGCATTTTTCTCGCAATTTGATAGATACCGCGTCCACGCTGAGTTAATCGCTCAGAGACGCTAGACGGCTGTTTAAACAACATTCAACCAATGGAGAAAAGAATGGGAAAAGCACAGAGAACTAAAGGCGCTGCTGGAGAGCGCGAAATCTGCGATCTCATATTCCAACACTTGGGCATACAGGTGCACCGCAACCTCTCCCAAACCCGTGATGGAGGAGCCGACATCAAGCTCAACCCTTACTCACTCGAAGTAAAACGGAGAGCGGCAATCGGAAATTTGTATGAATGGATGGAGCAGGCCAGCAACGGGTGCGAACCTGGAGAGCGACCCATTGTTGTTTGCCGTGCAGATCGTAAAGAATGGCTGGCCATTCTACCCATAGAAGAATTATTCAGGCTGATCCGTGAGGAAGTAGCCGCTACCGGAGGGAAATGATGAATGACACAACTCAAAAACCAAGGGGACTTGTTCGGGCATATCGATACCACTCTCTGCTTCCAATCGAAGCCCAAAACCGACTTATCGAGGCTGTCGGACTTAGAGAAGCAGAAACAGCGGTACAACGAGATCTGCGCATATCGAGAACGATTGACCGAGTTAAGAGCCAATATCCGGAGTTTTTCCGAGCTCGGTCTTGACCCGTCCACGGTCCTTCTCTCTGACGCATCAGTACGTGTCGGAGTGTCCAGCCCAAAGGCGAAGTATTCAGATCAGGATCTTATCCATTGCTTTGATCTTCGCTTAGCGGGTCTTTCTTTGCGTGAAATCTCACAGAAGATGGACATTCCAATACGCACTTTACGTGACATTTTCTCAGGCAAAAGACGTGCAGTTATTCCAACTAAGTTCAAATGAAGCAGTGCGCATATCACAACAGAACCACGCCAAACTAAGAACAGAATAGGGGGTTTGTATGGCTAACACAGATTCAATTATTGACGGCCTGACGCAGAAGCAAGCCCTGTTTGTATCCGAATATCTGAAGAACGGAGGCAATGCAACTCAGGCCTACAAGAGCGCAGGTTATAAGGCAAAGGATGACGATTCAGCTGCAGTACAAGCGAGCAAGTTGCTAAGAAATGGTAAGGTTTCCCGTGCAATAGAGGAACGCCAAAAACAGCGGAATGAGCGGCTCCAGCTTGAGGAAGACTTCGAGCTGAAACAAGCGATCAAGATCCTCAAGATGTGCTCAGAACCTAAACAGGTTTACACGCCCTTTGGAGAGAAGATGAAAGACCAGGACGGGAACTATGTTTTTATGTTCGATAGCAAAGGAGCAAACCAGGCGCTCACAACAATTTGCAGACTGAGAGGCAAGTTCATTGAGCGCAAGCAGATAGATGTGAATGTGGCTGATCGTTCAACCTGGCTCAATGAGGTGCTGAAAGATGTCAAAGATGAATGAAGAGGCCGCGAATTTTGAAATGGGCCTGAGGCGCCTGGCGATAGCTTGCACGAATGATCCGCTCCTTTTCGTCCAAAAGTGTTTTAGATGGGGACACGGGGAGCTAGCAAATTATGAAGGCCCGGACGTGTGGCAGCAGAAGATTCTTTGTGACATTAGGGACCGGCTCAAGAACGGGGAAACGCGGCATAAGGCGATTCAAATTGCCGTGGCATCAGGGCACGGCATAGGGAAGACCGCTTTTGTGGCCTGGATTATGTTGTGGTCCATCTGCACATATCCGGACATGAAAGGTGTGGTCACGGCTGAGACCAAGAACCAGCTCATAACCAAAACATGGTCGGAGTTGCACAAGTGGCACCACCTTTGCCTTTTCCGTGATTGGTTCGAGGTGGCCGCTGAATCCATTTTTTCAACTCAGCCAGGGCACAAATACACCTGGAGAATCGACGCTATCCCGTGGAACGAGAACAACACCGATGCATTCCAAGGCCTCCATAATCAGGGCAAGCGGATCCTTGTTTTATTCGATGAAGCATCAGTTATCGCTCAAAAGATTTACGAGGTGACCAAGGGCGCATTAACCGATAAAGACACGCAGATTATCTGGTGCATTTTCGGAAACCCCACGCGCCCAGATGGCCCATTCTTCGATGCATTCCACAAGAGCCGCCACCGTTGGATCACGTACAACATTGACAGCCGCACAGTGAAAATCACGAACAAGGAGCAGTTGCAAGAGTACGTGGACGATTACGGAGAGGACAGCGACTTCGTGAAGGTCCGCGTGAGAGGCGTATTCCCCAGCGCCTCAGCTAAGCAATTCATTAACCGTGAGGACGTGGACGCGGCTATGAATCGAGACGTGGGACAGGTCAACTACTCCAGAACCGTTGCAATCCTCGGCGTGGACGTGGCCAGAGAAGGTGATGACCGCTCGGCAATCGCTACTAAAATTGGTCGTGATTGCACTATGCCGCTTAAAGTCTTTCGTGGCCTGGACGGTCCTCAGCTCGGAATGCAGGTGCTCATGTATGCAAACGAGCTCAAAGCCAAGGGAATCCCAAGGGTGTACATCAACCTTGACTATACGGGCGTGGGAGCCAGCCCTTACGATTGGTTGAAAGACAAGGTGCAGCACCTCAACAAAGTCATATCCGCCAGCCAATCAACCAATCCCGAGCGCTGGGCTAATAAGCGAGCTGAGATGTGGGACAAGATGAGAGACTTTATCCGCGATGACGGAGTGATCCCAAAGTCTGAGGAGCTGGCAGAGGACCTTTGCATACCAGAGAAGCTGATCGATCAAAAGGGCCGGTTACTCCTGGAATCCAAGGACAGCATGAAGAGGCGCGGCATGAACTCTCCAGACACAGCAGACGCACTGGCACTCTGTTTCGCTATTCCCATCCAAGAGTACATAGAGGATGACGGCTGGAGACACCAGCGGGTTAACCGGCATAAAGGAATCCGCGATCCATACGCATAGAGGGTGTGCGCATCAGTCTCGTGGCAGGCTCGAAAATCGGGACATGATGAAAATCGAAACATGTACGCTCAGCGACCTATTCAATGACCCTCGGTATGAAGAGGTGTGCCTGCACTACAGACAGGAGGCCGGACACATCAACCTCAAGGGCATTGTGGACAAGGACAAATACTCGTTCTTGGCTAGGAACGGTTTGCTTTTTTGCGCTCGAGCCGTGAGCGAGGGTCAGTTGGTAGGGATCATGGCAATCGTCATGTGTCCTTCTCTCCACAACTCAAAAGACGTGGCCAATGTGGACACGCTTTACCTTGAGCCAGAGCACCGAGGCCACGGCCTGCAATTCTTACGCCACGCAATAAAAATGGCGCGGGAGTTTGGCGCATCAGGTATTCGATTTTCAGCCCCCGCTGGATCCAGAACGGAGCAACTCTTTGACAGGTTATTCCAGCGCTCGGATGTCACCTATTACAAGTCACTGGAGGATTAATCATGGGTATGGAAATGTTAGGTATGGGCCTGCTTATGGCCGGATCGGCTGCACTCTCTTCTCATGCACAGAGCCGAGCCGCACGCCGAACGGCATCAGCTCAGAAGGACGCGACCGAAGAGGCCAAACGCAACGCAGAGAAACAGGCCGAGCAACAGCGTGAGCAAATGCGTATGCAGAACCAAAAGACCGCAGACCTTAGCAAGATCCTCGGCGACAACACCAATGACCTGTTATCAGGCGGTCAGACAATGCTGACCGGCGCCGGCGGTGTGGATCAAAACGACATGACGCTGGGCAAAAAATCTGCATTAGGGTGATGACATGAAAGAAGTTCGGCAGGAAGTTTTGAACCGATGGAGAAGCCTTGTAAAAGAGCGCGATCCTTATCTCCACCAATGGATAGAAATCTCTAGATTCCTGCGGCCTGCTAACGGTAAGTTCCTCAATCCGACAACGCAGAATGAGGCAAAGACACGCTGGAATAACATCTATGACAACACCGCGCTTAGGGCCTCGGATATTTTGGCCAAGGGCTTAATGTCCGGAATGACTGATCCCAGCCAGCAGTGGTTTTTCCTCACAACTGGGAGCCCCGACTTAGACGAATCCGTCCAGGTAAGGCGCTGGCTCTCGGATGTGTCGCAGATCCTCTACATGACATATGCCAAGACCAATCTCTATCAGGCCCTGCATCATGCGTGGCTTGAGGCTGGCTTATTTGGAATTCTGGCCATCATCATTGAAGAGGATGAGGAGAAAGGGTTTAACTGTATTCCCCTGACTGCTGGCGAATACTGCATATCGTGCGACAGCAAAGGAACTCCGGATACTATCTACCGCGAGTTTTCGTTATCGCTGAGGCAGATCGTTCAGAAGTTTGGTGAAGACGCGTTGCCATATTCTCTCTACCAAACCTATCAAGGCGGCCAGAAGGACAAGCTCTATACGATCATTCATGCAATCGAGCCGAGAGAAAAACGCGATACACGCTCAAAGTCCAATAAGGACATGCCGTGGCGATCCGTCTATCTGCTGAAGGATGCAGGAGACGATCAGAAGCCGATTCTCCGAGAATCGGGATACCGAATGTTTCCTGCCGTGGTCGGACGCTGGGGAGCGATCAGCACGGAAACCTACAGTTGTGAATCTCCTGGCATGGTCGTTCTGGGGGATGTGAAACAGCTCCAGCACGAGCAGAAACAAAAAGGGAATGCCATTGATTACATGGTGAATCCGCCTATTGGGCTACCGTCCGAAGCCAAGGATTCAGACATAGACATGGATCCGGGCGGCCAATCCTTCATTAACGGAGCCACTGGCAGGAAGCCCGCTGAGCAGTTGTGGAATGTGGCTATTAACCTCAATGACCTGAGGCAGGACACTTTGGAGGTACAAAACAGAATCCGAGCCGGATTCAATGTGGACATGTTCCTCATGCTCAGTAACCAGTCTGCCCTCAATCAGATGACTGCCACTGCCGTGGCCGAGTTGCACGAAGAGAAGCTGCTGATGCTCGGGCCCGTTCTCTCCAGATTCAATAATGAGGTTTTGCGCCCGCTCATTGACCGCACGTTTGACATCCTGAACGAAGAAGGATTGATCCCGCCAGCTCCCGAAGAGATTCAGGGCACGGATTTAAATGTCGAGTACACATCAATCCTGAGCCGAAGTCAGAAGGAGGTGCAGTCACGCACAGACCAACAGGCAATCCAGGAAGCTCTTCAAATTGCCCAGTATCAGCCCGACTTCCTCGACAACTTCGATCTGGACAAGTACGCCCAGATTGTTTCCGACAAGCGCGGTGTATCGCCTGAAATTCTTCGTTCTTCGGACGAGGTGGCAGCTATCAGACAGCAGAGAGCACAGCAGCAACAGCAAGCTCAGCAGCAACAGCAGATGGCCCAGAGCGCTGACATGCTGTCCAAGCTCGGAAAAGTGCCAGCGGGCCCGGAAACACTGGCTGGCCAAGCTGTCCAAGGTATGCAAGACATGGCGGTCGAGGGAATGCAATAGGGTGTGCGCATCAAAAAATCACGAGGATTGACAATGAGCAAAGTTACAAGAGACCCGTTTGATAACTCCCAGCGAGAAAAGGACGAAGAAAAGAATCTTGAGGCATTCCGAAAGGAGGCTGACTTCCAAGAGGCTCTGATCAATGTCCTGAACACAAGAGACGGAATGACAGTGCTGAAACGAATTTTTGATGACAGCGGTTTCTTCTCCTCGGCATTCGATACGAATGCTTTGAACATGGCTCGCAAGGAAGGGAAACGGGAATTTGCACAACAGGTTTTTAACAACGTTCTCAAGTACGCCCCTGAAAAGATCGGCGAATTGAGACCTAAGGAAACGAAATGAGCGAAGGTACAGCAGCCGAAAATCAGACAAGCGAGGCTACAACCAACGGCACGCCTAATCCTGATTCTCAGGGTCAGCAGGGAGAATCCACGCTGATTGATGAAATCTCCAAAGCAACTCCTCCTCAGGAGGGTCAGCAGTCTCAGGAGGAAGGAAAGACCGAAGAGAACAAAGGAGAGAAGAAGGAAGAGAAGGCGGACGAGACCGGCGGAGCTCCGGAGAAGTATGAGGACTTCAAAGCGCCTGAAGGTACAACCTTAGACGCAGAAGTCGTCAAAACTTTTTCAGAAGTCGCTAAGTCTCTGAATCTGCCTCAAGCCAAAGCGCAGGAAGTCATTGACAAGCTGGCGCCGAAATTGGCAGAGCGACAGATTGAAGTGCTGAAACAGACCAATGCGACATGGAAAGATAAATCGCTCCATGACGCAGTGATCGGCGGCGACAACTGGAAGAACACAATCTTTTCAGCTCAGCGAGCCCTGAGAGAGTTTCAGACACCCGAAGGAGAGTTTACTGATCCGGACGTTTACGAACTGGCGACCTTTGCCGGGAATCATCCGGGTCTGATCAAAATCCTCAAACATTTTGGCGACAGCATGCGAGAGGACAAGACGGTTAGAGGCAGTTCTAACAGAACTCTCACTCCAGACGATATTTACGGTAAATAAAGGAGTAAAAAATGGCAGATGCATTCACTGGAATGACCCCTGTTTCGCTTGCTGAATGGCAGGCTCTTGTACCCGAAGGCAACACTCAGATCAACATGATGATTCAGACCATTCGGGATTATCAGGCATTTTTTGACCGTGCCACTTTAGTGCGTGGTAATGATGGTCAGGGAAAGAAGGGCCTTGTTGGAGAGAAGTATCCTGAAGGTCAGCTTGTCGGATTGAACGAAGGCTGGAGCGCCTCCAATGCGGCCGGCCGTGCAGTTCGTTATCCGTCCTGCACAGCTCGTGACCGTTCTGTTATTGCCAAGAACATGCTTGAAAAAATGCCTGACAAGGAGCGCAATGCTTTCCGCATGCGTACCGATCAGATGTTCATCAAAGGATTAACCCGTGGCATGGTCAAGCGTGTTTTCCAGGGCAACCCTGCAACAGACCCGCGTGATTGCATGGGTTTGGCAAATATCGTTCTTCCTGATCGTGATAATGGTGTTTGGAAGGATTCCATCATTGATGGTGGCGGCACAGGTACAAAACTGACCTCCATCTACTTCATTGACTGGGATCCGAATGAAATGACTTGTTTCTTCCCGCAGTATGGAGGCGCAGCTGGCGTGTCCATGGAAGCAATCAAAGAGCCCGTCTATGTCCCTGACGCGAACGGCAAAATGTATCCCGCATATGTCACTGAATTCGGATATGACCTGGGCGTTTACGCTGGCAATCCTGAAAAGATTGTGCGTATTGCTAACGTTGATCCGACCAAGATCACGACTGACAAGGGTGCAACAGATCTGCTTAAGAAGTTCGTTGAGGCTCGTCACCGCTTGAAGGCCGCTGACTTCCGTAATGTCGGTATTTACTGTACCGACCAGGTGGGCCTGATCTATGACCTTCAGTTGCTTGAAAAGACTAAGTACACACTGGAGTACAAGACTTTTGGCCAGCGTGAATCAATGCTTTCCTTCGGCGGTATCCCGATCTATCAGTACGGCACCGATGTTTTGCCGTCCACTGAATCCAAGATCACGATTTCTTAAGGAGTAGAAAATGATCATTGATCAAAAGATGATGTTTTGTGAAAAGGCAGAGGCCAAAACCGCGATCACGTCTAATGTGCTCGATTTTGTTTCGGATCAGACCTCTCCTTACTTGAATGCTCATGGAATGGTACTCTGCATTTTGACACCGACAGCGATTGCCGGCACGTCCATCACATTCAAGCTTCAGGAATCCGCAGACAAATCCACGTACACGGATGTCATGACCACAAAGGCCCTCACGGCTACAGACCTGAAACAGCCCTTGCTTATTGCTCTGCCGCCGATTCATAAGCGTTATCTGAAGTTGGTTTCCACACCCACTTCAGTTACCGCCGGAACTATCACCGCCTTTATTGGCAATGACGTTCAGCTGGGTTCCCCGCTCCGCACGCAGGGAATTGAATTCCCCGCCGAAGCAGCGGCAAGTTCTAGTTAGTTAATTTTCTAGTTGCACGAGGAGGAGGGAGGCTTAAAAACCTCCCTTTTTTAATATGAATGAAGTGTCAATTTGCAATGCCGCTCTGAGCTACTTAGGGCAAAAGGGTACGATCACACGGATCAAACCACCTGAAGGAAATCCTAACGCCGAGGCTTGTGCTGAATACTATCCTCAGGCGCTCCGTTACTTACTGGAGGCTCACAACTGGGCTTTTGCGATCAGGCGCGTGAGACTGCCTGAATACAAGAAATATGACGCCGACTTGTATCAGTGGGCGCACGGCTACCAAGTTCCCTCAGATTATTTGCGCACCGTTAAGGTCTATGAGAAAAGCTCACAGGTGGACGAGGCCGGAATTGATTTTGAAATTGAGACAATCTCGGAAACAGGCTCATACATTCTCCTAACCGATTCTCCCGCTCCCATGCTTCGATATGTGGCCAGCGTCCAGAACGTGTCAATCATGCCGCAGTATTTCATTCAGGCACTTGTTCTCCAGCTTGCTAGTTATCTGGCAGGTCCACTGATGAAAACTTCTATGGCGCAGCAGATGATCCAAATGGCCGCTCAAGCACTGGAGACTGCGAAGTATCAGGATTCTCGAAACTCTATCAGGGTCAAACACGAATATTTGGCGCCCCACCTGGCTGCACGGAGTATCTAAATGTCACTGAAAATCTATAAGCAGAGTATCGGAGGAGGTGAGATTTCTCCTTCGATGTACAGCCGGATTACTGATCCGTCCTACTCTTCAGGTTTGGCCAAGTGCCGAAACATGATCGTTGAGCCTCAAGGCCCTGTAGTGAGGAGGCCCGGATTCTCAATGGTGCGTGAGACCAAATATCCGGACAGAAAATGCCGCCTGATCCCGTTCACATTCTCAGCAACTCAGACGATGATCTTAGAGTTTGGGCATCATTACGTCCGTTTTCACACGAACGGCTCCACACTCATGAACGGCAATGTCCCGTATGAAGTGACGACCGATTATGACGAATCCGAGTTATTTGATATTGACTATGCTCAGTCGGTGGACATCATTACGCTGGTGCACTGCTCCCATCCGCCACGGGAATTGAGACGATATGGGGCGCTTGACTGGCGACTTGTGGACATCACTTTCAACACTTCGCTTACTCCGCCTACAGGTGTTACGGCCACACAGCACATCTTGCAGTCTGCGACTTATAAAGACGGATACGTCCGCAAGTACGTGGTGACCTCTTGCAATCTGGACAACTCCGAAGAATCGAAAGCGAGCCAGGCCGCCTCAGTTGTGTGCAATCCTTACGGGGATGGAGCGTACAACACCATTACATGGAATACAGTTGCAGGGGCCGATCATTACCGCGTGTACCGTGATAAAGGCGGCATATACGGGTACATAGGTGAGACCCGTTCTAACTCGATTGATGACGACAATATCGCGCCTGACAGCTCTATCACGCCGCCAATCTATGACGATGTTTTCCTCACCAGTGGAGGCATCAGTGCTGCCACCGTGGTGGCTCAAGGTACGGGCTACACGGGACCGAACGGAGAGCTTTTAAGCGTTTCGCTCCTAGAGAGTGAAACATGGGTGCTCAAAGGCGAAGGATATGACCTAGGAGGGAAATTCAAAGACGCTCCTATGCTGGCGGCCTACTATGACAGCAAATGGAATCTGATGAGCTCGGGGGACAAATACGGCTATCCCGTGGGCTGGATCCCTAGTAACTTCATGGATTACTTCACCTTTTCCATTACCGTGCATGATGCAGAAGGATCAGGTGTCGGAGCTGTGGTCAGTCCTGTTAAGGCGACAATGGCCGACTGGTTTGACATTACGCCACCTGACTATTACAAACCGAATCCTCGTGTTATCGGCATTAGACCGCTAAAAGGCCTGACGATTACTCAGGCAGGCAGCGGATATAAACGTCCCGTTATTACGATCAGCATTACAGGCTGGCCGACATGGAGTGACGCTTATAAAAATATCACTGGTGTATTTGAGTTTTACCGTTACTCGGGCTCTTTCCAAGCCTCGGCCACATCCGCAGGTTTTATGTATTCCTCTATTAACGTAACCGATTCAACCGGAAGCGGAGCCGTTCTGGAGCCTGTATTCAGTCAGGGCAAACTTACGAACGTCCTAATCAAGAACGCAGGGGCGGGCTATTCCAACCCGACCGCTACTCTTGTTTCTAATTACGGCTCAGGCGCTCAAATCTCTCTGACTGTTGCGAATGCTGGAGACTACCCAGGATGTGTCTCTTACTTTGAGCAGAGAAGGTGGTTCGCTGGCAGCCGCATGAGACCGCAATATATTTGGGCCACTAAGACGGGTACAGAAACGGATATGGGCTATTCGCTCCCGTCTCAATCTACCGACCGCATTAAGGTGCGGGTGGCCAGCCAAGATTCAAACAGAATTCGTCATATCGTTCCGCTCTCTCAGCTCCTAATGCTTACGGCCAGCGGCGAATGGCGTGTTAGCCCCGTAAACTCGGACGCCATCACGCCCGAATCTATGTCCGTGAGACCGCAGTCATACGTAGGGTCCAGTCAGACCAAACCGGTCCTTATCAACAACACGATGATCTTTGCCTCAGCCCGAGGCGGCCACCTGAGAGAACTCGGCTACAGCTATCAGGCAGGCGGCTACATTACGTCCGATGTGTGTTTGAGAGCGGCCCACCTCTTCGATCATCACGAAGTCGTTGATATTGCATACGCCAAGGCTCCCTATTCGATCTTCTGGTGCGTTAATGACATAGGCAAACTAATCTCCTTTACCTATGTTCCAGAACAACAGGTGGGCGCATTCGCTCAGCACGAAACCCAGGGAGACTTTGAATCCTGCGCAGTAGTGCCGGAGAGCAATGAGGACATTCTTTATGTCGTGACCAAGCGCAAGATCGGAGAGAACACCGTAAGGTTTGTTGAGCGCATGAATGAGTACATCATTGACAAGGATGAAGATTATCTCTTCATGGATTGTGCAGGCACCTACTCAGGCCCAGCTAAGACCGAAATATCTGGCATTAGCTGGCTGAATGGAATGAAGGTTTCCATCCTGGCTGACGGGTATTGTGTGCCGGATCAAGTAGTGCAGAACGGCAAGATCACGCTGAGAAGAGCGGCGTCCAAGGTTCATGTTGGTTTGTCTTATAACTCCGACATTCAGACCTTACCTCTTGCATTACAGCTCCAGGATCTGAGTTTCGGCAGTAACCACAGAAAGAACATCAGCGGCGTGGCAGTGAGAATGATTGATTCAGCGAGTATTCTGGCTGGCTCGAGTTTCGATGACCTCTATCAGCAGCCGACACGCGGACGGGAAACACCCGGTACTCCGCCGAAGAAGAGGAACGGAGAGTTTGAAGTAGATATCGCCGCTTCATGGACGGATGACGGTCAAGTGTGTATTCGTCAGAGCGCGCCGCTCCCGCTGAAAATCTCCAGTATTACCGTGACCTGCGACGTGGTGTAGTGCGCATCAAACTCTAGGAATCCTCCAATATCTATGCTGAGTTGGAGGATTTTTTATGGCCGGATCAGGTTTTTCTTTTGGCACTTTGGGCCTCATTTCTACAGGTGTTTCAACCCTGTTTAATGCCTTCGGCGCGAAGAGTGTCACGAAGTACAACAACGCTATTGCACAGGCTCAGGCAGACATAGCGAAGATCAACGCGGATACCATGAACTTGCACTATCAGCAGAGACTTTTCGCGGCTGAGGGTGAGTATCAGCGAGAGACAATGCAAGCCGCTCAGATGAAGGCGCGGCAGAAAGTCTCATTAGCCGCTAATGGTGTGGCAATCGGGGTCGGATCAGCTGCGGAACAATTGGCCAGCACGGACATTGTGAAAAAGATCAACCTCAACCGCCTGGAGAGTAACGCAAAGTCTGAGGCATGGGGATACCGGGCAAAAGAGACTGACTACCGTAACCAAGCGCTCATGAGCCTAGCCAATAAGAAGAGCGCCTCCCGAGCATTCACCGATTCTCTCTTAATCGGTGCTGGCAACATGGGTATGGCCTTTGCATACGGAAAACTTATGGATATGGCCAAAGCCTCAGAGAGCGCCGAGAAGCCTAAGACTGAGGAGCCACCAATCCACATTGATGCAATCTCCGGAGCAGACCCAGGAATCAAGATTGACGCAATCTCAGGCGCACAGCCCAACATGAATAGGATTGACGCCATATCAGGAGCACAACCCAATCTCCTTTTAGGTCAGACAGTCAAAACGACACAGCTCTATCCGACAACTAAAAACATCTTCTCTCTGAATTACAGAGGATAAAAAATGCCAATCGTCCCTAAGTATGAAAATAATGTGCCTGGAGTAGTCGAAAGCGGAAGAGGTTTCGGCGCTCCCGTTGATAACGTCCGTCCGAGTTTCGACTATGAAAACGTTATGAATCGGGCGCTCCAGCCCTGGAGCCAGCTTGCTGACAGCACGATCAAGATTGAGGCGTATCACCGTGACACCGTTGTGAAGGCCCAGGCTGATGAACAGCTTGACGCTTACAACAAGGAAGTACAGACAACGCTGTACGACCCAGAGAAGGGCTATTTTGCACAGCGCGGAAAAAACGCCGTGACGGGCTGGGATCAGGCGCAGAGCGACCTTCAATCTATTTATGACAAGCACTTGAGCCAGATTGATGATCCTGATGTGAAGGAGGCTTTCAAGTCGAATGCCCTACAGCGCCTAAATTCCGTCCGACAGAAGACGGTCGTCTATCGCAATGAGCAGAACATTAGGTGGCGCGCACAGACATCTAAAGACCACGCTGACAACCTGGTAGAGGAGTTTGCCTTAGGCGGATTTACACCTGATGGTCAGAGAACAATGGCCAGCCTGATGAATGAAATCGAGTATCAGGGCCGCATGGAAGGCTGGGACGAGGAAACACTTAAGAAACAGAAGAACGCCTATCAGTCTTTGGCATACGCCTCAGCTTATTCCAACATGTCTATGGCAAATCCTGTTGGAGCACTTAGACACTTCCAAACAGACAGCTTGAAGCAGATGTCAGTCGATGTCGGCAGGAAGACTTATCAAATGTTGTTCCACCGCTCGGCTCCTCAGCTCGTTGAGCTTTATGAGAGATGTGGCGGCCCAACTTCTATGGCGCTCACTTCTGGAGCAACCGCCAGAAGAACGGGGGATGGAGATCCTAATGTGTTGCGCCAATCAGCGGCTCAGGCGGGCATAGGAACTCCTCCAAAAGTTTCTGACAAGGTGCTCAATACGTCCGGTTATAAGGGATGCAATCCGTTAAATGTCAAAGTATTTGGCAATAAATGGAAGGGCCTCATAGGTCAGGATGAAAGAGGTCATGCAATCTTTGCACGTCCTGAAGACGGCATCCGCGCTGGCGTGAAAGTCATCCAGACCTATGCCAATAAGTATGGCCTCAATACTATTGAAAGTATTTTGTCTCGGTTTGCCGCGGCAGATTCACTGACAATGGGCTCATACGTGGACAACGTAAGCCACGCCACGGGTTACGGGTCCAACGAGCGATTAAATCTGAAAGACCCCGAAGTCTTAAAGAAAGTTGTTACCGCAATGATGAAGCAGGAGATCGGCGATGTTCCGTACTCCGAGCGCACGATTATTGCAGGTATCCAGGGCGCTCTGGGTAAAGAAGACATTAACGACTTCTCCGACTTCTACAACACGAAACTTACAGACGAAGAGGAGGCGCAGTATCAGGCCTGGGCTAAGAAGATCGGCCATGAGCGTGATGTTTACGATTATGACCTCAGAGGCGCCTGGAAAGCGGGCGCGGCACAGGCTGAGAACGGCCACTTCCCTGACACGTTTAAGAAACCAAACCACCACACATTCTCTGTTGAAAGTCAGTATGCAGACGGGAAGAGAAATATTGGCGGCCGCTGGGTAGTTGAGAACGGCCAAAACATCTTTATTGGTCCGAACGGTGAGCGCCGCGATGACAACGGAAAACTCTTGAGTGAAGGAACAGCTCAGGCGCCCAGACTGACGGCAGCAGACCTTGCTTTTAATCCGAAGGTGAAGACAGGGATAGCGGTCATTGACGATCTGAACGAGCCTGAAAAGCTCTGGATCATGCAACACGCCAAGCAGAAGATGAACCAGAACCTCAAGCAAGCTCAAATTGATCTGAATAAGAATGTCGATAACGCTTTATCTCTGGCGCTGACACAGGGAGATAGAAGCACACTGCCTGATGTTGCAGACTTCATTAGTGTTTATGGCCAGGATGACGGAGTACGCATGCACCAGGAAGCTGCAAAGCAGGCTCAGCTAAATTCGTACATGTATCAAATGCCTGGCATGTCCCTAGCTGAGATTACCTCCATCAGCAAGTCGCTAATGCCTCAGAAAGATGATCCGGAGTACGCGAACAGAATAGAGCAGAAGGCAACATGGGATAAAGCGGCTCAGACAGTCCTTAAAAAGCGAGACAGTGATCCGATGTCTTTTGCAATCAATCATGTTCAGGCCCATGGATTGACGACCATAGAAGACTTTAATCAGCCATTGGCCAAGACGCTAAATGAGGTTTCTAATCGTGTATCCCAATTTCAATCTATCCAGCAAAGTTTCGCTATTGAACCTCAGGCAATGAAATTGTTCACAAACGAGGAGGCCGCGAGATTAAATGAAACGTTGGAAAAGATGAATGCAGATCAGGCCGCTCCGATTATCTCGGCAATTTCAGGACTTGTTGAGGAACAGGGAGGAGCAGCGGCTTCCAGAACTCTGATTAACCAATTCACCAAAGACGGACGGCCAACAAGACTGAGCTCGGCTCTGGCACTTGCCACGAGCGCGAATGCTGTCAATAAGGGCTATGTGAAAGAGTACCTGGCAGGGAACGCCTTCTTGACCAATAAAGAGGCCGATCCAGATACGAGCAAGTCAGCAGTTAATGAAGAGATTGGCAAAGAGATTAGAGGCTTGTTTGGGCAGCCTGAAGCAGGCCGCCAGGCCGTTGAATTGATCCGAGGTATTTACGCCAATAGACAAACAATGGACAGCGATAGGAAATCTATTGAGGAAATTGTTGAGGACGTTTACGGAAGAAACGAAGAATTTAATGGAGCTAGGGTCTTCATGCCTAGAAATACGAATGCGTCCATGAGAAGTCTTTTAGCCGTCTTCTCAAGACAAAACGCAAACGACAAAACCAGTGTGCAGTTTAGAGGCGGGAAGACCACCCTTGGAGAACTCACGGAAATCTTGCCGAAGGCCCAGCTTGAATGCGTGGACGATGGAAAGTACCTCATTAGAGACGGGACAGATTATGTCCGTTATTCCGCCAATCAAGCACCTGTCATTTTGGACTTTGGCAAAGCCATTGACGCCGCCAACAAGGATCTTGACGTGATTCTGGACGCGGCCCTTAAGACCTCGAATTTAGAGGATGACCAAGATAACGATTACGAGTGAGAATCATGTCGAGCCTTTACAGTTTTAACAATATTGGATACGGCACATCCCGATACCAGCTCGGCCTGGACGGAACTCAGATCCCCGAGCAGAAGAAAGAAGCAGGATTTTTTAGCGGCATAGGAGAGGCCGCTTGGGACATTCTCCCAGCCGCAGGTAATTCAACCTTAGCTGCTGGCCTTGATCTTTTGGGCTCGTTCATGCGCAGTGAACCGAACGAAGATGAAAGCGGATTCACTCTTGAAGACGCACTCACCAGCGATGACATTCTGAAGGCCCAGAACCTTAAAGAGCAGGCGGCGCAGAAATTCGAGGCAACGGCAAAAGAGCGCAGAAGTGTGGTTAGGGAGGACTACACGCCCAAACCCGAAACAACAGGAATGGCAGGTCAAATTCTTTACGGGTTTGGTGTAATGGGTTTGAAGCAACTCGGATATTCAGTTGTTTCTGGCTTTAACCCAGTCGGTGGCGCTCTTCTTACTGGTGTTGATTATGGTGTCAACGAAGCAGGGAATCTCAGAGACAAAGGTGTAAAGCCAGAAGTGGCAACCAAGGCCGGTATTACCTCAGGTGTGATGACGGCTGGAGGTTTATTGCTGCCAGGCGCAGCTCCTGCTGGAAAGTTCAATCCCTCCCGATTGACCTCTGCTGCATGGGGCGCAGGTGCTAATGTTGTAATGGATTCTGGAGAAAAAGGAATCATTAATTACATCCTGCAGAATGCCAATTATTCAGACATTGCCAAAGAATACGATCCCTTAGATGTTGCTGGATTGTCTGCCTCGGCAGGTATCGGCGGTATCATGGGCCTGATCCTTTTCAACAAAAACAGAAGGATTAAATTTAAGCCCGCAAAAAAAACTGAAGAGAAGAAAGGCCCTATCGAGCTGAACACGGAAACGCTTGAATCATTGCAGAACCGTGACAGGAGCACTAATGCCTCAGTTCGGCAGATGAAGGCAATCTCTGCAAATCCTCAGTACACCCTTTTGAGAACCTCACCATTCTTGTCTGAAGGGGCTCCAGTCATTACATACGCTGGCGATATTCCTGCAATCAGAAGAGGTCATGAGGACACAGCCGCATCAGGAGACAAATCCTACAAAGTTTATTACGCAGTCGTTGAGGCGGATTCTGTTTTAGTTTCCAACGATGTTACTGGGCACAAGAATCCAGCCTATACAGACCCCAATATTCAAGGGCCTAGAGCTATTGCAGGGAATGGCCGTATTGCCGGACTGCAAGATGCTTACACTCAGGGGACTGCCGACAAATACAAAGCTGACCTAGCAGCAGACCAAAGAAGAACAGGTATCTATGGCGATGAAATCGCACGCATGGAGAAGCCTATTCTTGTTCGGGTTCTCGATCCTAAAGATGTGACGAAGGACTTAGCGGACAAAACCAATACAAGCGGTGTATCCAGAATGTCCTTGAGGGAGCGTGCGAAGAACGATGCGGAAAGAATCGACCTTGAAAAGCTGGAGTTTGATGAAGAAGGCCGCATCACAGATCAGACGGTTGTCAATTTCATCAAAATGCTCCCAGCAGAAGAGCAGGCCGAACTCATTGACAGTAAGTCAGGAAAAGCGAATAAGACGGCAAGAGATAGGGCCGAAGCAGCTATTTTTGCCAAGGCCTACAAAAACGACACGCTCATAAATCTGGTCACTGAGGTGGACAAGCCAGAGGCACGTTTAGTTCTAAAAGCGCTCATGGAATTGGCACCGAAGGTGGCTCAGTTGGAAGGCAATAAGCTGGATATCACACCTTCGATTATCCGAGCCGCCTCAAAGATTTTGGAAGGCTACAAGAAGGGATTCAAACTCAAGGATATTGCCGCGCAGAAAGAGTTTGATGAAGATCCCTATGCTGATGCAATCGTTGAACTTTTCGCAAAAGATTCTCGGACAAATCGGCATGTAGTGGACGTGTTGGGAGGTCATCTCGATAGTCTGATGGAATCTGGCAACGCGGATCAGGGATCTTTTGATCTTCTTGGCGGTCCTTTGACTAGGGAGGATGCTTTTAAAGACTTACAAGGCCGCATTGCCAATCGCTACCCAGTACCCAGTGAAGCAGCAGTTGACGCCGCCCGCACTAAACAAGTTGCCGACACTATCAACAAGGATCAGCTTGTTAGCGAAAAAGCTGGCGACATGAACCAATCCATTGAAAACGAATACCGTGCTCAGGCCCAGATAGATGATGGTGAACGCGTATCCGTAGACGTAAGCGCAGTCGATCAGGCCCGTGTAGAACAAGAAAAGGCAAGAATTGTTGAGGCGATGCATAAGGTCCGGGAGGAAGCCAAAGGCGATCCTTTAGAAATCCTCGCAAAAGTCGAGCCCGAAGATGTTCAGGGAATGACGATTAGAAGGGGATGGTATCGAAAGACAAATAAACCGCAGGAACAATTTGCGGAATTAAATACACCCTTCGGCCTAGTAAAAATCTGGCTTAAGCACTCCAAAGACGAAAGTAACGAAAACCTTAGAGTGACGGACGATGATTTAAAACAAATCCCTACCATTGTTAGAGAGTACGATCCGATCCCCAGACGGAATGAAAGAGAGAAGAACAGGACTTGGCGAGTTGTTATTAACAATAGGGAACTTGTTCTAGCTGATAGACCGTTCAAATCCGACGGAGAAGAAAGGACGTTGGCTACTTTCTATATCCAAAATCCTGAGACAAGGGCGAATGGGAAAGCTAAAGGTTCTCCGTTATCGAAGAAGAGAGAAGTTGTGGCCCCGAATGCTGAGTATGAACCCCCAGCATCCGGAATTACTCGCGCGCCTTCCAACCTTAGCTCTCGAGCTTCCGTCCCGCACGAAGGCGGGGAGCTCACTACGCGAGGCACTGACACTAGTGTCAAGACCAATTTAACAGATGGAATTGAGCAAAGTCAAGAGGTTAGGGAGGCACCTCAGAGCGCCGATGATGCAGTGCAGGCACGGCAAAATGTCGTGAATCAAGTAGTGAACGCTCTGCCAGAGAAAGTAAGAGAACCGATCAAACGGGTCGTGGCCGATCTAACTGGAGAAAGGGTTGAACCCACGCTAAGACCTCAGCCAGAAGTCGGACGTGAATTCAGTTTGGAGGCTCAGTATGAGACAGCCCTTCGAGACCATCCTGACATGAAAATCACGATTGAGGATGAAAACGGTGGAACTCGTGAAATGTCCGCGGCTGACCTTTTAGATGAAGCTGACAGAGAAGCTAAACAAATCGAAAACGACGGTAAAGCACAAGGCGAAGCAATGATGTGTGTTGTTAAAAACAAGGGGATACATTAATCATGGCAAGAACATTAGACCCGATGAAACCGGAATGCAGAGAAACAATTAGCCGCATCCTGGGAAGAGAATTTGGAGAAGAGGAATCCAAGCGCTGGCTTGCTGATATGCGCCGTGAGTTTAGATATGTTGCAGGAACAAAAGAAGCTCAGGCCGCTGGCTGGACGCGTGACCAAATAGCGCAAAAGGCTGCTGAGAAACTTGCACAAAACTATCTCCATAAAGCGGCGAAAAGGCGCCAGAGAGCGCAACAACAAATCGTTTCTCAGGCCGCCCTGGAAAACGATAGGCAAAAATATGTCAAGAATGGTGAGAAGGCCTTTAAGTCTGTCGGCCGAGTGTTGGAGGATGTGAATAGATACATGATTGGCCTCCAGGAGCAGTACCAAGGTCAGATTGTTGATGCTATCAGCTCCATACAGAGCAAATGGTTTGGGCTTATGGAGGATAGAAAAACCGCACTAGATTTTGTTAAAGAGCTCTTCGGAGAAGATTCTGGGAACCAGGCAGCGAAGGCGGCCGCCAAAGTATGGAGAGAAAAAACAAACGGATTCAGAGAACGTTTTAACAACGCCGGCGGTGATACTGGTGACCTCGGAGATGAATGGCACCTTCCCCAATCCCATGACATGTACAAACTAATAAATGCTGATGATCTCCTGAAAGGAAAATATGATGGGAAATACAAGGGAGGCAACAAAACCGCATGGGTGGATTTTTTATTTGATCGGATAGACAGATCCAGGTACGTTGACGAAGAAGGACTTCCATTGAATGACGCAGAGATAAAAGACGTGCTCGGATCTATGTTTGACAACATAACGAAAGGTAAAACTTCCACAGGCGGATCACGCGTGGCCGGAAGTAAGAGCGGATGTTTTGCTGATAGGAACTCTCAGCACCGTGCAATCTTTTTCAAAGATGCAGAATCCTTCTTCCAATACCACGAAATGTTTGCGAGAAATCCATCCATTGTGGGAACAATGATGGATCATGTCCGGTCCATGGCGAGCGATACAGCCCTTCTTGAACAGATGGGACCCTCTCCGAATTCTGCTTTTTACACCTTATACAATGAGGCGAAAGCTGAAGCGTCCCAGCACCATGCAAAAACAAAGAGCACGTGGGGCCATAAAGATATATACGGTCCTGGCTTTGTTTCCGTCAAAGATATGTGGGCTAATTTGAATGGAGAGACTTCTACCGTCATGCCAACCCACAAGAATATTGCAGAGGTATCTCAAACTTTGAGAAACATGCAGGTTTGGGGAAAACTTGGGCAGGCGTTTATTTCATCATTAACGGATATTCCAACTTACTTCCATGCAACGGGTTACACCAAATTGCCATGGGGAACGGCCTTTAGAAACCTTCTCACAACCTGGGGGAAAGCGGATAGAGAGTTTGCTATCAGAGCGGGCATTATTGGAGATTCCTTAGCAAACAATTTATGCCGTTGGACATCCGAAAGCCTCGGTTATCGCTGGTCAGGGAAACTTGCCAATGCCACCATGTACATGTCACTGCTCACACAGTGGACAAACGGAATTAGGCGAGCTTATGCGATGAATATGATGGGCGCTATCGGGAAGATGACGCGCAATAGCGACTGGGGAAAATTGGACGCATGGGACAGATTTATTCTTGAAAAGTACGGAGTGACTGAAAAGGACTACAAGCTTTTTCAGCTTGCTAAAACCGACCAATACCGGGGTTGTGAAATGCTCACACGGGGAGCTATTGAAGAAATCTCTGATGCAGATTTGGCAATAATCGGAGCCACGAGAAATGATGCTGAAATCGCGGCAGGTAAACTCATGTCGGTTCTTACTAATGAAGCTCAAATTGCCTCGTTACAGCCTGACTTAGCAACCAGAACTGCAACGAATCGAGGTCATCAGAGAGGATCTCCAACAGGTGAAATTATCAAATCCTTCATGATGTTTAAGTCTTTCCCTCTAGGAATGGTCAGTGCACACATTGACAGACTTAGAGACAAAGGGCGCTTTATCCGAGAGCAGGGAGGAACGAAGCGCCAGGTTATGACGGCTCAAAGCGAATACCTTGCCACGCTCATCATCGGTACTACTCTTATGGGTTACTGCGTGAATCAAACTAAGACGCTTATAGCCGGTAAAGACTTAGAGGATCCTGCCGCTGTAGACACTTGGATTTCTGCATTCACAGTGGGCGGCGGCGCAGGTATTTTGGGTGACCTGTTAGTTAATGCGATGGATGATTCAAAATATGGTCATCCCGCTTTTATGAATTTTATGGGTCCAGTCATTGGGACCATTCTTTCTGCCAGTGATGCATGGGCCGCGGCAAAAACAGGAAAGGATGGAGGAGCAAAAACTTGGCGCATGCTAAAGAGCAATTTGCCTTTCATTAATCTCTGGTACGTTAAGGCAGTTCTCGACCATACAGTCCTCAATCAAATAAGCGAGTACTTGAGCCCTGGCTATCGAAAACGCATGGAGAGGAATACGCGCAAATTAACAGGGCAGGGATTCTGGAGGAACGAAAGAGGAATCCGCAGAGCTCCACGTGTGGCCAAACATCCTGATCCGTGGCCGCATCCCTTTGGGCTCTTCAAGTAACTTTTAGGTGTGCGCATCAACAATCTGGCTGACATGAGAATACTTCTAAACAATGAGGTGTTTTCATGCTGCCAGATGTTCCGCGACGGGTGGGCCCTGTAACAGGCTTGGGTATCTCCCGAGTTGATTTTGACTTCAAGATTTTTGCGTCTTCCAATGTGCTCGTAATCAGAACGAGTAAGGCGGGCGTGGACAAAACGCTCAAGGAAGGTGAGGACTACACCGTAACCTGGGACGAGGACCAAACCGCGAATATCGGCGGATACATAACTCTGGACGAGTTTCTCACGGACGGTGAATCAATCACGATTCTTTCGGACGTGGCTTACACTCAGGAGCTTGATTTACACGCGGAAGGGGATTTCAACCCGAATGACATCAATGTCAACTTTGACCGCACCGAAGCGCAGATCCAGCAGTTAAAAGAGAAGCTCTCCCGCGCCGCCGTGGCACCTGCCTCCTCCGGTATGGAGGGGGACGAGTACGGTGAAATCCTCTTAGAAAACTCTACCAAGTCTGGAGAGTACGCGGCTCAAGCTCAAGAGGCCGCAGAGACTGCTAAAGCGGCCGCCGCAGTGGCCAGCGCCGCTCTGGACAATCTGGACGCATCAACCGATGTAGCAGAAAACGCAGCAGTAACAGCGAGCAATGCGGCAACAGCCGCTGCTCAATTCAAACTCGATTCTGAGGCCGCTGCTACCACAGCAACGGAAGCAGCAGAGATTGCAAAACAGGCCGCTTTCTCGTATCGCTATTGTGCGACCGCCACTGCTGGAGGCACGGTCAACACCTCGGCAATCATGCCAGCCACGCTGATTAAGATCGGCGACCACGTGATGAACTCCAGCGGCCAAATCTTTCGAGTTTTGAATGTTGGTTCCAGCACATGCGAGTTGTCCGGAATTATTACGACCATCAGCGGCCCCCAGGGTTTGAAAGGTGATTCAGGCAGTATCGGGCCTCAAGGCAGTAGCGGCGCAACGTTTACGCCGGCAGTTAGCACGGAAGGTGAAATTTCCTGGACGAACAACAAGGGCCTTACAAACCCAGCCCCCGTAAATATTCGCGGCCCGAAAGGCGATAGGGGTGAAAGGGGCTTGCAAGGCAGTCCGGGACCGGTCGGGAGCGCTCCGCCATGTCTTTTCT